CCCCGTAATATCTCGTCGAAAACGAGAGAGGGTTGGGAACCTGTTAGTATTGAAGAACAACCTCAGTTCCAAATGATGGTAGACCCAGACAGTCGCTTCAAAGACAACATCGAAGTCGCAGGATTGCTGTTGTGTAAGATGCCTTCTGAGTTCGTTAAACAGCGCAAGGAACACTTTGCCGCTCAAAACCGTGCCCAGATTGACTCTGTAGACAACAACTTCATGCGAGATAACGACCCGAGGATGCCGCTCTTTAGGGAGCGTAATTCCAAGACGTCGTTCGGCAATGGTAGATAACTTAGGAGTTTAGAAAATGGCATATCCTTCTGTGTCAGGCCCATATGGTCTGATTCCGATCAATTTGATCGGTGGGCAGGTCTTTGCTAGCGCCACTCGACTGATCCCAATTGCAACCAACTCTTCGACCTCCATCTTCTTTGGTGACGTCGTGAAGCTGGCTAGCACTGGGACTCTGGCGAAGGACGTCGGTACCGACACTGCTACTCCTGTTGGCGTTTTCCTTGGTTGTTCCTATACGGACCCAACCTATGGTAAGACTTTCCGGCAGTACTACGCAGCTACTACGAACATCACCGACATCGTTGCCTACGTGCAGGATGACCCGGATGCGCTGTTCAAGGTCGCTGTTGTTTCAGCTACTACCACCATTGGCTATGTCACCCGTGCAAACGTCGGTGAAAATGCGGTGTTGGTTCAGAATACGGGTTCGACCATTACGGGTAACTCCAAGGTCGCCATTGATGACGGTACTGGCACTACGGCTACGTTCCCCATCCGTATTATTGATGTCATCGCTGAAACCCAGTCAGCGGCGGGTTCCTATACGGAAGTCGTCGTTAAGTGGAACGCGCCAACCAGCAACTCTGTTGGCGGGCATCAGTATCTGCAGCCCACCGGCATCTGAGGAGTAATTTAAAATGGCAATTTCACGCGCACAGCTCCTCAAAGAACTGCTCCCCGGTCTGAACGCCTTGTTTGGTCTGGAATACAGCCGTTACGGTGAAGAGCATAAAGAAATCTTCGAGACTGAAACCTCGGAGCGTTCTTTCGAAGAAGAAACCAAGCTGTCGGGCTTCTCGGCTGCTCCGGTTAAGAACGAAGGTTCGGCTATCGCTTATGATAACGGACAAGAAGTCTTCACTGCTCGCTACAACCATGAAACGATTGCCCTCGGGTTCTCGCTCACGGAAGAAGCAATTGAAGACAACCTGTATGACAGCCTCTCGGCTCGTTATACTAAGGCTCTTGCTCGTGCGATGTCGTACACCAAGCAGACTAAGGGTGCTGCGGTCTTGAACAATGGCTTCGACACTGCCTATGCTGGTGGTGACGGTCAGCCGCTGTTCTCGGCTTCACATCCGCTCGTCTCTGGTGGCGTTAACTCGAACATCCCTACGACTGCGGCTGATCTTAACGAGACTTCGCTTGAAGCCTCCGTTATTCAGATTGCAGCGTGGGCCGATGAACGAGGCCTGCTGATCGCGGCGAAGCCGCGCAAGCTGGTTATTGCGCCCTCGAATATGTTTGTTGCAACCCGCTTGCTTGAGACGGAACTCCGTGTCGGTACGTCGGACAACGACATCAACGCGCTCAAGAACAACGGCTCGATTCCGGAGGGTTACACTGTTAACCACTTCCTGACCGATCCGGATGCTTGGTTCCTGACGACCGACGTTCCTAACGGTATGAAGCACTTTATCCGTACCCCGTTGTCTAACGGAATGGATGGAGACTTCGATACAGGTAACGTACGTTATAAGTCTCGCGAACGTTACAGCTTCGGCTGGAGCGACCCGCTGGGCATGTACGGTTCGGCTGGTGCCTAACGCTTCCTAGGTCCGCTTAGGAAACAGGGGGAGGGAAGGGCGTTAAACCCCTTCCCTTTTTCTTTGGGATATGTACATTAAGGTATGACTAGAGCCGAAGCTATCACTGCCGGTAAAACTCGGTATCATGGAAAACCGTGTGGGTCGTGTGGGGGTACTGAGCGCGTCACCTCCAACGGGGAATGCTGCGTGTGTAAGCGTGCGCGGGTAGCCGTGGATTACCAAACGCATATCGTGAAGCGCCGTGCTACTCGCGCCGTGTATAGGGCAGAGCACCGCGAAGAGGCTCGTGTAATAACTGCTAAATGGTACGAAAAAAACAGCGATAAAGCGCGAGAGCGGGCAGCACAGTGGCATCGGAATAACCGCGATAAAAGCTGCGCTAAGTGCGCGAGGCGACGAGCGTCCTTGATTAATCGTACTCCGGTATGGGCGGATTTACAGGCTATTGGGGAGATATACCGGGAGGCGCGGCGGCTAACCGAGGTTACCGGTGTGGTACACCACGTAGACCATATTGTACCCCTACTAGGGAAGACTGCCTCGGGGCTGCATGTAGCGAAAAATTTACAGATACTTACTGCGCAAGAAAACTTGCGTAAGGGCAATAAACTGGTATAGCTGCTACACCGAAATTTATAACCTATGCAGACTGGTTCGGCAGACTTGGTAGAGACGGCATAGGTAGTGCTACTACACGGAGATATATTATGGGTCAGTCCACTTTTCAGGGTCCCGTTCGCTCGTTGAACGGCCTCTACACGCAGGGTCCGGGTACTGTTGTACCCCTCACCGCCGCTACGCTGACGGTTGATCCCGCCACCCACGGTGGTCGTCTCATCTTCGTCAACGTGGCCACCACCACGATCACGCTTCCTGCGGTCAATGTCACTGCCGACCCAAATAGCTCGGGTCCGGGTTCTGATCCGAACACGCTGAACAACCAAGGTACCGTGTACACGTTCTTCATCGCTACGACTGCTACCGCGATCAAGATTCGTACGACCAGCAGCACTCCGGGCGATCTCTTTGTTGGCAGCGTCATTACCGGTAAGGACAACACCCTTACTGCTGGCGGCACCGCTACTTGGGTCCCGAACGGTTCTTCGAACGACGTTATCAGCCTGACTGGCACAACTGCTGGTGGTATTGCGGGTTCGTACCTCACCGTTGTGGCTGTAGCGGCGAACAAGTATCTTGTTCAGGGTGTCCTGATTGGTTCGGGTACGCTGGTTACTCCGTTCGCTGACTCCTAAGTAGGGTTTAACCTCTTTAAGGAGATAGCTAATGGCTATGCAAACTGATGTTAAAGCAGCCCACCTCAATGCAAGCGGTATCCTTGTCGTGGGTCGTACCCGGCTTAAAGGTATCACTGGAGTAGCTAGTGCTACTGCTGGTACGGTAAATATTTGGGACTCGGTTACGGCCCCTACGGCGGCTACTTATGCCCGCTCGACTACCACTATTACGGTAACGCTTGCTTCCCACGGCTTTGCTATTGGGCAGACTGTTGGGCTTGTATTCAGTGCTGCGAGCGGGGTTTCGGCTACCAATGGTAACTACGTTATCCAGTCTGCTGGTTTCACCTCTGGTGCCTTCACTGTTACCGATATTAACTCGGGCACAATAGCGGCATCTACCGTCTGTGCGGTATCGGGTGTTGGTTTCTGGCTTACCTCTTACGACACGGGGGCTACATCCACAGAAGTAATTAGTACTTTGCTTCCCGGTGAAGGTATGCTTGCCCAAACTGGTCTTTATGCGCAAATGACAAACCAGACTGGCCTTACAGTTTACTATGGGTGAATTATGCGGGACGAGAAAAAATATGATCTAGCAGGCAGGAGCTTATTTATTGCCCTGCCTGCTTATGACTTCAAGGTATCGTTGAAGTTAGCAGTGTCTCTGGCGCAGTTCTGCCAGCAAGCCCCTCAGCATGGTATCGACGTTCAAATTGGCAGTGTTTGTGGGTGCTCGGTTGTATCCCGTGCCCGTAACCTCCTTGCACAGGACATGCTGGAGTCGGAGTGTACTGACCTGATCTTCATCGACTCGGACATTAACTTTGATCCTGCTGATATCTTTCGGCTGATGGCTTGGAGTTCGGACCCCAAGAGGGGCATCGTCGCTGGCGTACCCCGCATCCGGGACAGCAACACAGTATACATCGCTGATATGGACTACGACGAGAACGGCGAGCTAACGATGGACCGTATGGGTCTCGTCCGTGCTACCCGCGTGGCTACTGCCTTTATGATGGTTCGCCGGGATGTCTTTGAGAAGATGGTAGAAGCCCACCCCGAGTGGTCCTACTACGATAAGCGCAGCGAACGCGAGCTTAACGCTATGTTCGACTTCAAGGTAACTGACGAGGGCTACATGGGCGAGGACTTCCTGTTCTGCGACCGCACTCGCGAACTTGGGTTTGAAGTCTGGATCGACCCGACGATCACTCTTGGTCACATGGGCGTGCAGGAGTACGTAGGTAACTTTGGCAAGGACATCCTATATCCGATGATCGTGCCTTCAAAGAAGGATGCTGCGTGATGGCCAAGACGCCTGCTTGGACGCGCAAGGAAGGCAAGGACCCTACGGGTGGCTTGAACGCCAAAGGCCGCGCGTCGTTAAAAGCGCAAGGGCAGAATATTAAGCCCCCCGTCAGCGCCAAGCAAGCCGCGAAGTCACCCAAGTCAGCAGCGCGCCGTAAAAGCTTTTGCGCCCGTATGTCAGGTATGCCCGGTCCTATGAAAGACGAGAAGGGTCGTCCAACACGTAAAGCGCTTTCTCTCCGTAAGTGGGACTGCTGACATGAATGAGCATCCTGAAACAGCTAAGTATGCTATAGACGCCCTTTCAGTTGCTACGGTGTTGGGGACTATTATGAATTGGCTACCTGCTGTTGCGGCAGTATTTACCATTATATGGACAGCTATTCGTATCTACGAGACTAAGACGGTCCAAGGCTGGTTAGGAAAAAGAAATGGCACGTAAACCCATGAAGAAGTTCGGCACCGGCAAGCGTTACGCTGACGCGGGTACTGTGACCAAGGCTCCGGAGATGTCTCTTAATGATATCCGGTTACGCCGTAAGACGGATGATATCCAGTCGGACTATATGAAGGCACAGGCTCGCAACGCAGGTAACACCGCTAAGCTGAATGTAGCTAAGGCCAAGTTCGAGCAGCGTATGGCCGACGCCAAGGACGATATGGCTAAGTGGAGCGGCTCTGACCGCACTGCAACCCGCAAGGGCGAAGCTGATGCAGAAGCCGCCCTGACGCAAGCGCGGCGCACACGGGGCCAGAGCATTGCAGATCGCGATACTGCCGCTGCTAAGCCCACCGCTGCTACCGCTGCTACCGCTGCTACCGCTTCTAAGCCCGACTACGATAAGATGTCGTTTGGTGCGGCTTTTAAAGCTGCCCGAGGAGTAGAAGGTAAACCCAACTTTACGTGGAAAGGCAAAAGCTACAACACTAACCTAGCTAGCAATAATCCTGCTACGCCTGCTGCTAATACTGCTACACCTGCTGCTAAGCCTGCTGCTGCTAAGCCTGCTGCTGCTAAGCCTGTTGCGCCTGCTGTTAAGCCTGCTGTTAAGCCTGCTGGTAATAATACTGCTGCTGACGCTGCTAAGTCTCCGCCCCCTGCAGCGAAGAGTAACCTAGAGGAAACTAGAAATAAAGGGGCTGCGTTCCGTGCAGAGCTGGCTCGCCCTCCTGCGGCGAATAAGCCCGTACCTGACGATAAACCGACTGGACCGCGCAAGATTTACGGCGAAGGCGCATTCAGGCGGTACGACAACAAACCGTTAGGAGGTATACCTGATTACGTAGATACATCTACTGCAGCAAGTCGGGCTAGGGCCTCTGCTCCATTCAGGGCGGTGGGTCGGGGAGTGGGAAATACGGCAAAGTTTGCCGCAAATTACCTGAATCCCCTTGGTTTGGCTGCCAATATGCTGTTTCCATCAGAAGGCGGCGATGATGAAGGCAAACGGAGGGGCGGCACCGTCAAAAAGAAGCCCACTGCCAAGAAGCCAGTCAAAAAGCCAGCTAAGAAGCCCGTGATGAAGTACGCCAAGGGCGGCTCCATCGACGGCTGTGCTATTCGTGGTAAAACCCGCGCCGGAAGGACTAAGTAATGGATAAGGACGACATCAAGCAGGACAAGGCTATGGTTGCTTCAGCTATCCATGCCCATGAAAAGCATGACCATCCGGGTAAGCCGCTCACCAAACTTAAGTCTGGCGGCTCTGTTTCATCTCGTGCCGATGGTTGCTGCGAACGCGGTAAGACCAAAGGACGAGTTTGCTGATATGCGGATTACGCACGCCTTTACCTCACCTAAGGCAGATGGGTCAGACACTTCTCTGGTGCGCCCGTCTAACTGGAATGCGGATCATATAATTACCGGCTCTACCGCCAGCGTGTACGTCGATGTCAGAGATTACGGAGCTATTGGTAACAACATACACGATGACTACGCAGCAATTCAGGCCGCAATTGACGCCGCCGCTGCCATCGGTAGCGCGACGATTTATTTCCCTAAGGGGACGTACAAGGTTAGCGCTTCGCCGACCATCACCCACGGCAAGGGTATAAACCTGCTGGGCGAAGGGGACGACAACACCGTTATCAACGCGGGCGCTTTCCCCGCTATGAAAACCGTAGGTTACTGGCGGTCTCTTGTACAGGGCATCCAGTTTAGCTGCAACGCCAACACAACAGGCGGGGCCTTTCAACTCGACGGCGAGACAAACGGTAGCTTTGGTTCTCAGCAAATCACGTTCCTCCAGTGTGCGTTCTACGGCAATTCCAATTCCAAATACGTGTTCACCAACTGCCTGATCGCAGGCAGCAACGGCCAAGGGTCAGAATGCACATGGATTAGCTGCGCTTTTGGCAATGGGCGGACAAATTCAGGCGATGCACTGTTCTACAACGGCGGGGCCAATGCCCTGCAGAACACCCTGATTGGCTGCAATTTCCAGAACTACAATACCGGCGTCTACATCGCCTCGGGCAACGTGGATATTCTGCACTGTGGGTTCCAGTCCACGATTGGCTACACGCAAATCCTCAACGGTGGGTATGACGTTGACGGATCGAGCTTCAGCGCGGGCGACTGCGTAACGATGACGGGATGCAGGACTGAGAGCCTGCAAATCTACAAAGGCGGCGGCAGCTACGCCCATATCAGCAATTTCTGTCAGCAACAGGCGGCGGCAGGATCGTGGAGTTCCGGGGCCAAGACGCTCAATGCGCTGGTCAGGGGCCGCACGACTGCCGGAAATGACAAGCTCTATCGTTGCACCACGGCGGGAACCACAGCGGGCGTTGCACCAACATGGCCGGAAAGCGGGACGGTTACTGACGGTAGCGTTGTCTGGACGCAACTCGACTTCAACGTGTTCTCTAACTTCCAAGGCAGGTTGATCCGTGGGCAGATGCAACTTGGGAAGATCTACGCCGGTAGCACTGACGCCGTTATCGAGGATGTCCAGGTCACCCGCGACGATGTGTTCGGGACGACGCAATATCTGGCGAGCGACACTCCAACTATCCGCAGTGTCACTCTGGGTGGGGCACCTCCCCCGGGCAGCACAAGCCGTGCGATTTACATCGGCAACAACACCAAGACCGACGCGCGAAACTCGAACAACAAGTATCTCAACCTTGGCACTGGCGCGCTTCTGTTCATGGAAGGCCGGGGCGGTGGCAGTTGCTACGATATCGGCTTCCAGCGCGGCGGCGGAAGTTATAATTACAAAGCCGGTAATTGGGTTTCTATGCTTGGCGGGTTTGCTCCGGGGCAGATCGCTTTTGCTGATATTGCCGGGGCCACTATCTCCGACGGGGTAGAGTTCTTTGTCACTGATGGAACGCCGGGCAGTAATCCGCTGACAGGTGGCGGGACTGGTTGCTTTGCCACTAAACAAAATGGCGTTTGGCAGGGCTTGGGTGCGGGCACCAAGGTCGGTTATACTACCGGCGCGGGCGGTGCAGTCACGCAAGCGACTTCGCGCACAACCGGGGTAACGCTCAATAAGCCAACGGGAGCCATAACGCTAGTCTCCGCTGCTGGTTCGGCCTCATGGCAGAGCTTCACCGTTACCAACAGCACGGTTGCAGCAACCGATACCATTATTGTCAGCCAAAAATCAGGCACCGACAAGAACATGATCTTCGTGACCGCTGTAGCGGCTGGTTCATTCCAGATCACTTTCGCAACGACGGGGGGCACCACAACCGAGCAACCGGTATTCAATTTTGCCGTCGTTGGCGCGGTAGCAAGCTAATGAGGACCTAGCGATGCATATGGAAGACATCAAGCAGGATAAGGCTATGATCGCTGGTGCGGTCCATAAGCACGAGGCCAACATGCACAAAGGTAAGCCCAAGACAAAGCTCGCCACGGGCGGTTCTGTTTCATCTCGTGCTGATGGTATTTGCTCCAAGGGCAAGACCAAAGGAAAGATGGTATAATGCCATCGACTAGCGCCAAGCAAGCGAAGTTCATGCAGGCTATTGCCCATAGTCCTAGCTTCGCTAAGAAAGTGGGCGTAAAGCAATCCGTAGGTAAGGATTTTAACATGGCTGATAAAAAGACTCGGAAGTTTGGCAATGGCGGCACTACAGTCGTTAAGCCTAAGCCTAAGCCCCCGGCAACCGGCACGAATGGTCCGGATATCCCCAAGGAAGGGTACAACGATCCGTATGAGCGTATGCCGCCTAGGTTGAAACCAACACCGCCTAGGCCTCTCGGGCCAGCGGGTAAGAAGGGTTACGCAGCAGGCGGCGTCACTAAGGTTATGCCGACTTCTAAACAGATGGGGGACCTCAATATGGCTAAGGGTGGTGTTGCTAAGGTTAAGGCTAAGGTTAAGGCCAAGGGTAAGGGCATGGGCATGATGAAAGACCTTATGGGTCGTGCTATGGCTGCTCGCGGCAACAAAGACCTTATGGGTCGCGCTATGGCTACTCGCGGCGCTGAAGCTCCTATGGCTACTATGGCTCCTGCTGGCCCTTCGATGGGTATGGGTATGAAGAAGGGCGGCGCAGCAAAGAAGATGGCTAAGGGCGGCGGTATCGAGAGCCGGGGTAAGACTAAAGCTAAAATGGTGAAGATGTAATGGGTGGCAAAGCTAACTTCATCCAGAAGGCAATCAAGAAGCCCGGTGCACTGCGCTCGGCCCTTGGTGCTACGAAGGGTAAGCCGATCCCAGCTAAGAAGCTAGATAAGGCTGCTAAGGCCCCCGGTAAGCTAGGGCAACGTGCGCGTTTTGCAGAAATGCTTAAGGGCTTTAAGAAGGGTAAGTAAGATGGGCGCAGGTGCTCCTAGACCACAAGGTCAAAGCCAGAGCCATAGTATGGCTCCTCAGAGTGCCCCCGGTAAAGGCGGTATGCCCGGTGGTGCGCCCACTGCTAGTCCGCAGGCTCAAGCTCAGTACCAGCAGGGTATGCCCCAGCAACCTCAAGGGCTCGGCGCACTCCAGAATGCCTATTCGCAGTTTCAGAATAGCGCCCCGCCGCAGCCTAATCCTATGTTTGGCCAGCAGCCTAACCCTGCCGCGCAGGCGTCACAGGTAAGTAATGTGCTGGATGCCTATATGGATAACGGTCAACAAGCGCCCCAAGCTCAGCCTGCTCCTATGGCTCCGCCGATGATGGCTCCGCCGATGATGCCGCAGGCTCCTAACTTTAGCCAGATGCGCCAAGAAGACCCGCGTATGCAGGCCATGCGTAATATGCAGCGGTATAGAGGGGGAATGTAATGCGTCCGTCTCGCGGTATGGGGGCTATAGAAAAGTCCAAAATGCCCAAAGGCATGGCTGTGCGCAATAAGATGGGTTACGCTAAGAAGGGCGGAAGCATTGCTAGCAAGAAGATGAAGAAGTAATGACTACAACCGGCACCACATCCTTTAATCTGGACCTCAACAACCTCGTAGAAGAGGCATTTGAGCGGTGCGGTGCTGAGCTTCGCACGGGTTACGACTTACGTACTGCGCGGCGCAGCCTCAACTTGCTTACTATTGAGTGGGCTAACCGAGGCATTAATCTCTGGACTATTGAGTCGGGCTCCATTGCTATGGTGCAGGGTACGATTGCGTACAACCTGCCAGTAGACACGATTGACCTACTCGAACAGGTTATCCGTACGAACGCTGGTACATCTTCAAACCAGCTCGATATTAACATCAACCGTATCAGCGCTGACACGTACATCACGATCCCGAACAAGAATGCTCAAGGGCGTCCTATTCAGGTGTGGATCAACCGCCAGTCAGGTGCGACAGAGCCGACGTCAGGTGTAGCCTACCCACAGATCAACGTGTGGCCCGCCCCGGACCAGAGTAACTATTACACCTTCTTCTACTACCGGCTGCGCCGCCTTCAGGACGCTGGTAACGGTGTTAACACGCAGGACATCCCGTTCCGCTTTCTGCCGTGCATGGTTGCTGGGCTGGCGTACTACTTGTCGCTCAAGGTACCCGGCGCTATGGAACGTACGCCGATGCTCAAAGCTATGTATGATGAAGCCTGGCAGCAGGCTGCCGATGAAGACCGCGAGAAGGCTCCGTTGCGGATCGCTCCGCGAATGTCGTTTACCTAGGAGGATACGATGCCTAATCCGTATGCCTCAGGTAAGCGGGCCATTGCGGAGTGCGACCGCTGCGGCTTCCGGTACAAACTTAAAGAGCTACGTAAGCTCACTATTAAGACTAAAAGCACCAATATTCTTGTGTGCCCTACATGCTGGGAGCCAGATCAGCCCCAGCTTCAGTTGGGTATGTATCCGGTCGATGACCCGCAGGCACTCCGTAACCCGCGCCCCGACGTCAGTTATTGGCAAGCGGGCCTTACCGGGTTGAAGATAAAGACGCAGGGTGAGGTTCCTAGTTCTAACGTGCTGGCCTTTGGTACGCCGAGTGATGGTAGTCGTATTATTCAATGGGGTTGGGGGCCTGTAGGGTTAAATAATCCTTTAGCTTTGCCTGACCTCGTAAGTACGCTAGTAGGCAATGGTGCAGTAGGTAACGTCACGGTACAAACGTAGGAGTAGGTTATGGCTAAGGGTGGTAAGACTAACGAGCAGATGCGGAA